ATTGGAGATTATGTTTTCAGAATCAGTAGAACAGGTTAAAACCTTTTACCAGACTGATAATATCATTTATTGGCTCGAAAACCCTATGAGCGAAGAATTGGTTTCTGTCTGCTGTATTCCAACAGATTTAGAGAATCAATTGCACAAATTGTTATGGAAAAATGGAATCCCAAAGGTTTTGACTTCCGGAACATTATCAGATGATAGAGGCTTTACCTACTTCAAAAGCAATGCGGGAATAGATATGGTCAATAAAAATTGTATCAGTGAGATGAGCTGTCGTTCTCCATTTGACTATAAAAATAATGCATTACTTTATGTCAGTGAAAACGTACCATTTCCTGATAAACAAAGCAACGAGTATATTGAGGCTTTAGCGGATGAAATTATTAGGATTGTGGATGCAGCCTACGGGCATACAGTTATTTTGTTTACTTCCTACTCTTTACTATCAAGAGTATATGAATTGGCGAGACACAGAATCAGATATCCGATCCTAAAAATGGATAAAAGTGAGAAGAACATCGTAGAAGCTTTTAAAAACAGCGGAAACGGTGTTCTTTTTGCTACAGGTTCATTTTGGGAAGGTGTTGATTGTCCCGGAGATATTTTGTCTTCACTTATAATCGTCAATTTGCCATTCCCAACACCTACACCGATCTTGGAACATAGGAAGAAACAGTATACACAGCTGAAAGAGTTTATTGAATTTATTATTTTTCCTGAAATGCTCATTAAGTTGAAGCAAGGCATGGGGCGATTGATTCGATGCGAAACTGATACAGGACTTATCGCCATTTTAGATTTCAGGATCAGTAAAAAAGGGAAGTACCGCAAGAGAGTGCTTGATGCCCTTACAGACTATAGGGTGGCAGATTCTCTTGATGAGGTAAAAGCATTTTTTCGTAGAGTCAAGAGAAAAGAATATTTTTATCAAGATTAAGTGAGCGGTTATGAGAATAGCTGCTCACTTTTTTGAAAGGAGCGGTTTCATGAACACAGCCATGACCATAGCGGACATGAAAAATATAGACATACGTACAGTTAATCCATCCACCTTAGTAGATATTAAAACAGTTAAAGTCAATACAGATTTACCGGTGGAAGAACGAAAGAAAGATTTTATCAAACAAGTGAAAAATCCCTACTGCTTCAGATGTGGCAAGATTGTGGTTAAGATGAGTTTCGCTGATACAACAGCTACATTGGAAGACAGGTTAGAGAATTACTTTAGAAGCTTATAGAACAGTAGAAAGCAAAACTTTACAAATTGGCGCTTCGGAAATCTGGACGCGCAGTTAATTTTATGCTAAGCTTTTGTTGGACTATAATCAGTGAAGCCTAATGTGTTTAAAGTTTTGCTAATACTTTAAACAAACAGGAGGCTTTACTCATGGAATTTTTAAAAGATAACAAAACCTATAATGCTGCCATTTATGTAAGACTTTCAAGAGATGATGGAGATAAAGAAGAAAGTGACAGCATTTCAAACCAAAAGGAACTTATTCGTGAATATTTAAGATCAAAGTCAGATATCCAAATTGCATCTGTGCATGTAGATGATGGATATAGTGGCGTTGACTTTAATCGCCCCGCCTTTTTAGAAATGATGGAAGAGATTAAGGCAGGGAAAATAAACTGTGTTGTCGTAAAAGACCTTTCACGTTTTGGCAGAAACTATATTGAGTCAGGGAAATATATTCAAAAGATATTTCCTTTTCTTGGTGTGCGTTTCATTGCGATCAATGATAATTATGATAGTGCGGAAGGTTCAAATATTACCGACAATATCATGATTCCATTTAAAAATCTAATTAACGACTCATATTGTAGAGATTCCTCAATTAAAATAAGGAGCCAACTTGAAATCAAACGAAAGAAGGGTGATTTCATTGGCTCTTTTGCTGCTTATGGCTATAAGAAAGCTGAGAATGATAAGAATAAGCTGGAAATAGATGAATATGCAGCTCAAGTTGTCCGTGATATCTTCAAGTGGAAACTTGAAGGGATGAGCCAGCAGGGGATAGCCAACCGATTAAATGAAATGGGCATTTTGTCTCCAATGGAATACAAACGCTCATTGGGAGAAAGGTATAAAACGACCTTTAAAGTAAAGCAGCAGGCTCTCTGGTCCGCCGTTGCAGTCAGACGCATCTTAATAAATGAATTGTATATCGGTGTATTGGAGCAGGGCAAAAGAACCACTCCAAATTATAAAATAAAAACGAGAGTTGAACGTCCTAAAGAAGAGTGGGTGCGAGTGGAAAATGCACATGAGCCAATAATATCAAAAGAGCTGTTTACCACAATAAATGGTTTATTGCTTCATGATACTCGAATTGCCCCTACTGAGGAAACTGTATATCTTTTTTCAGGCATTATTGCCTGTGGAGATTGTAAAGAAAACATGATTCGCAAGACGGTTCCCTCTAATGGGAAAAAATATTATTACTATACTTGCTCAACCAATCGAAATGATAAAAACAGTTGTACCACCCATAACATCAGTGAAAAGATATTTGAAGAAGCTGTTCTGGCGGCTTTAAATGTCCATATACGAAGTATTCTTGATATTGAACGTATTCTTACTTATATCGATACATTGCCTTACAAGCAAGAAGAAATTTTGAAATTAGATGCGCAAATTGTCAGGGCACAAGAGGAAATAGAAAAAATTCAAAAGTATAAGTTGACATCATACGAACACTTTGTAGATAAAGTAATCACCAAAGAAGAATATCGAAACCATGTCAGCAGATATAATGCTAAAATTCAGAAGGCAGAAAGGCTTATATTAAAGCGAAAACAAGAGATTGAAAATATTATAAGCAATAAGACGCCAACTAACTTATGGATTGAACATTTTAAGCAATACCAAAACATTGAGCAGCTTACCCGAAAAGTAGTTGTGTCATTGGTGGAGAAAATATATGTATATGAGAATGGGAAAATCGATATTCATTTTAAACATCAAGCGGAATACGAAAGTACTATTCGTTTCATAGAAAGTGCCAGTAAATCGGATTTCTTTGATGCGAGTGTTGCGTTTAAGGAGGCGATTTAATCATGGCAAGAAAAAGTAGAAGACAGTCTGTGATCGCCCAAAAAGAAACGGAAACACAAGAGAAGGTGTTTAAAACAGGACTGTACGTTCGCCTTTCTATTGAGGATGTGCGTGACAGAAAAGACAGTGATTCTATTGAAAATCAGGCATATTTATTGAAACAATTCGTTGAGGAAAGACCATTTTTGCAGATTTACTCAATATATACGGACAACGGAGAAAAAGGAACGAATTTTGACCGTCCTGAATTTAACAGACTGATGGACGATGTTAAAGCAGGCAAAGTGAATTGTATTGTAGTAAAAGATCTCTCGCGCTTTGGCAGAGATTATCTTGAAACTGGAAACTATCTTGAAAAGATTTTTCCGTTTCTTGGGGTCCGTTTTATATCTATCAATGATAATTATGACAGCTTTAACCCTGAAAACAGTAATGAAGACTTAATTATTTCTTTGAAAAATCTTTTGAATGATGTTTATACAAAGGATATATCTAAGAAGATCATATCTACCTTCAGAGAAAGACAGTCGAAGGGTGAATTTTTAGGTGCACATGTGCCCTATGGATACAGCAGACCGGGTGATGGCACTTATAAACTTGTAGTTGACGAAGAATCTGCTTCGGTCATCCGACAAATCTACCAGTGGAAAGTAGAAGGGCTTAGTGATACTGTAATAGCTCGTCGTTTAAATGATATGGGAATACCTTCTCCAAGCAAGTACAAGTATTTGAAGGGCGAGTGGAAAAATGCTCGTTATAACAACAATATTTGGCAGCGTCAGACAATTAAAGCTCTTACAGAGAATGAAGTGTATTTAGGACACAAGATATATGGCAAAATTCAGGCATCCCTTTATGAAGGCAAGCGAAAATCAAGAGTGCCAAGGGATGAGTGGACAATTATTGAAAACGACCATGATCCGATTATTGATCAAGAAACTTTTGATATTGTCCATAATAAAAGAATAGAAATATATGAAGAGTTTAGTGCAAGGATTGAACAAAACAAGCACTTAAAAAATAAAGAAAATATTTTTAAAGATATTGCAATTTGCGGAGATTGCAAATGTAAACTTGTTCGCAGGAGAAGGATTAAAAATGATGAGCTTTATTATTATTTTTCATG